AGGGGGAGACGAGGCCGGGGTTAGCCGGCCTCACCTAGTTCGATCAGGTAGCGGCGAAAGCCGAGCCGTCGTGCGTGATCTTGATGATGCCGGAGTTCTGCAGCACCACCGCCTGGTGATAGAGTTCGGCACGCGCCCAGTTGCGGGCGTGCTTCTCCTCGTAGCCAGCGAACACGGCCGCCTCGTTCATGTTGGCCGAGTAGCCGAGCGCGTCGCGGTGGAAGATGTAGAGGATCTCCGACGAGGTGCCGACGCCGGTGACCAGCGGGCTCTCGATCCAGTTGATGTCCGCCCAGCGGCGATACTTCTTCGACACGCCGCCCGCATAGGGCTTCATGTCGACGTAGTCGGCGCTGGAGAACTCGGTGATCTGCATCATGTAGGCCTTGGCGGCCGGCGAGATGATGCCGAACATGTTGTCGACTTCGTCAGTCGGCACCTGGTTGTTGCCCAGGATCGCGACGGCGCCGAGGATGTTCGTCAGGTCCATCGTGCCGGTGCCGAAGTCGAGCGTGGCGGCGGCAAGCGCGGCGAGGATCGTCAGATCCTGATCGCGGTGCATGATGTTGACGACCATCTTGCGCAGGCCACCGGCCTGATCGCCCTGCGACGCGAACACGTCGAAGCCGGTCAGTTCCTTGGCGGCGTGGCGCTCGGCGAGGGTGGCCGAGACCTGCGAATTGGTGGGACCACCGTACGGGATGTCGCCGTTCTGGCCGCGGGTCACGGCGGTGTCGCCGTTCGAGCCGCTGACGAGCCAGGTGGAAACGTTGCCCTTCTTCTGGGTCTCGCGGGTCGTCGCCATTGCGAGCTGGGTCTGCTTCTGCTCGAACTGCGCGACGGTGCGTTCTTTAAATTCGGTTACTGCGGCCTGAACAGCCATGACGGCCTCCTAGACATGAGGTTTCACAAACGAGGGTTTGTGCCTGATGTGTAGGGTGGCCGCCGGTCTGGAGGGCCGCTAACGCGGGGTGGCTCCAGACCTGATGCGGGGCTTCACAGTCCCGGCGTGAGGGCTACTGCTCGCCGCGCCGCGCCTTGGTCTTGGTTTCCCACTCGACCAGATTGCGGTATTCCGCGACCTTTGCGGGGTCGCCCTCAAACGCATCTATATTGGTTTTCATCTCCTTGCGCAACTGCTCGAGGCGGGCAGTGGGCGGGACGCCGCCGCCGTCGTTGCCGCTCTCGACCGGCTCGCCGAACAGGATCACGCCCATCTTGTGGAACGTCTTCACCAGATCAGGCACATCGCCGACCCTACGCCCGTCGGGCAAGCGAGCGTCGAACACGTCGGCGCCGGGGATTACCTCGCTGGCGGCGCGCTTGGCCACGCCCATGTTTGCGTCGAAATCGCCCTTCCAGTCCGCCTTCAGCGCGCCGTCCATCTGCTTGGCGTTGGTCGCATCGGCCGTCGCAGTCTGTTCCTGCTGGGCCTTGGCGAAGCCGGCATACCACTTCAGGTTCTTGTCGAAGTCCTTCTGGCCGATGCCGTTGGCGTGCGCATAGGCCATGTAGTCGGCGAACAGCGGCTTTTCGGCATCAGGGATCTCGCCGCCCATCGCCTCGACCACGACATCGAGCTTGTAGTCGGTCGGCGCATCGGGGATGCCGCGCTCGGCGCGCCAGATGCGGGCTTCCTCTGGGTTCTTCTCGGCGTCGGGCATCGGATCATCGCTGAGCCGAGCAGAGCGGATGCGGTTCTGCGCCTCGAGGCCAGCCTTGGTCCAGTCCTCCGGGGTCTTGTAGCGCCTGAGTGCGGTCAGGGCCTTGTCGTCGCCGCCGGCCAGCCTTTCGCGCCAGTCGTCGCCCCATGCCACGGGTTCGGCCTTCGTGGCAGGCGCAGCGGTGAAGCCGGTAGCCGGAACGGCGGAAGCAGCAGGCGCCGGAGTTGCTGCAGGCGCTGGTGCGGCCGGGGCGGGCGCTGCGGGTGGCGGGACAGCAGCAGCGGGCGGTGCGGCAGGCGCGGCATCAGCCGGCAGATAGAGCGGGGTCGGGATGCGAATGGTCATGGTTTGCCTCTTCGATTGGTGCGCGTGGTGCGCGTCGGCTGCGTCAGCCCGGTCGACCGGCGCAGGATTTCAGCATCATGGGCCAGCGCTTCGTCGAGCGCGGCTGGTGCAAGGGTTTTCCACAGGGCAGTGCTGACCTGGTGCCGGCCCAGCGCCAGCAGCGTGTCGTTGGTCGACAGCAGTCCCTCGTTGTAAACGGCTGGGGTCACGTCGTTGCCGCACACGTCGCGGAGCAGCCACTCGATCGCTATGCGCTGCTGGATGGCCGTCGCCTCGAACCGCATCAGGGCCCGGATGGCATGCAACTGCTGCTCGGTAGTGACCGGCTTGAAAGCCACGGTGGTGCGCCTCTGCTACGTTCCTAAACGGCGGGCATCGGAGCCGGAGCGCCGCTGGTCATACCCGCCTGCTGTGCCGTCATGCTTGCGTTCGCGACATCAGATACCACACCGGCGCCCTCGCGCGCTACCTGCGCGCCCAGGCGCAGCTGCTGCACCGCCTCGGCGTCGGCCTTGCCCTGCTTGCGCTCTTCCTCGCTCTTGAGCCATTCCGGCTTGCCGGTGGCGAGGATCGCATCCTCGGCCGCTTGGCGCACGTCGTAGATCTGGCTCACGGTCTGGTCGACTTGGGCGCCGGCCGCGAGCACCTGCAGGTCGCTGAAGAACTTCTCGACCACCTTGCGGCCCTCGGCTTCGTTCAGCGGCGATTCGAACGAGAAGTCGACCTCGTTGCCGCGGAGTTCCTGCGGGAACATGCCGGCCGGAAACATGCCCATCGTCGCCATGGTGTCGAAGGCCATCGACAGCAGCGGCTTGTGATACTGCTCCTCGATCGGGGCGAAGAACGGCAGAGCAGCGCGGCGGAACTCCTCGGTGCGGACCATCACCTCGACCTCGCGCATGTCGCGCAGCGTCGGCAGCATCAGCTTGTTGAGCAGCCACGCCTCGGCCAGCAGGTTGCGCACGTCCTGTTTCATCTCAACGCCGACATTGATGCGCTGGCCGGTGTCGATCGTTGCGAACACGTCCTGCAGCCGGCGCGCTTCGCCCAGGTCGACCTCGGTGTGGCCGCCTGCCATGAAGTTCATGTCCCGGGTGAAGACCTGAGAATCGCCGATGGTCGGCGGATCGACGGCCTTCTGGCCCTGCTCTAGCAGCACCAGCGCCATGTCCTGCAGCATGCGGGCGTCGGCCAGCGAGTTGAGCGCATAGGACGAGAAGCCCCACGGTTTGCCGGCGATGCGGCGCTGGCGGGCGACGATGTAGGCGAAGTTCGGCTTGGCCGATTCGTGCATCAGCCGCTCGTTCGACGGGTCGATCCAGAGCGACATGTATTTGTGGATGTAGCGCTTGCTCGACGCCTCGGCCCGCCCGTAGCACATGTCGATCGGCACCATGCAGTGCATCATGTCGAACATCTTGGTCGGGTTGTCGCGCGCCGCGTCGGCGATTTCCTGCGATGGCGTGCCGCTCCAGCGGCCCTTGGCGCAGCGCTCGACGATGTGCCGGGCCGACTTGCGGTCGCGGCGGAAGAACATCTCGGCGTGCTGGCCGTTCTCGTCGAGGGTCCACGCGCAGTCGCGGGGGTGAAACGAGTGGAACACCAGATGCGAGCGGTCGGCGCTTTCGTCCACGGCCATCACCGGGTTGCCGACGCTGACCCAGTCCATATCGCCATCCTTCTTGGCGGCCATCCAGCCCGAGCGACGGTTCTTGATCTGGCCGCGCATCAGCACCGTGGCGCGCTGCAGGGCTACGGCATTGGCCGGACGCTTGTCACGATCCGGGTCGCCCGTGCCGGCCTTGAACCAGTCGCCCTGGCACAGCATCGCGTCGATCGCATTGCCCAAGGTCTCGCGCGCAAGCAGCGGCGAGCCGTCGGTGAGGTCGCCGGCGAAGTCCTCGAGGTCGAGTTCTTCGGTGTAGTCGGCCTTGATCGGGTAGAAGTTGCGGCAGATGTCTTGCGCCAGCCGGTTCCACGGGTCCTTTGCCGAGAAGGTCGCGTTCGCGATCTGCAGGATCAGCTTGACGTCGGTCATGGTCAGAGCGTCCCGCCGAGCCACTGATTGACGAAGCTCGTGGTGCCCTTCGTGCCCGGCGAGGCCAGTTTGGTCGAGGTGCGCCCGCTCTTGCCGATGGTGTCGAGAATCTTCTGGCGCATGTTCTCGGACGAGTAGGCCGACGTCAGCCCAGGCATGCGCTTGGCGCCGTCGTCGGCGTACTCGTTCTTGGTGCCAGTGGTGCCGGTCGACGTCGACTTGCGGTTATTGCCCAGACTGCCCACGGAAGATCCCCCCGGCTGTGATGATGGGATGGCGCCTCTGCCACGGTGGTCAAGCAATAACCGAGATTTGGCGCGAACGCAAAAAAGAAGGCCCAGCGCTAGCCGGGCCTGAGTTGTGGTCTGCATTCGACCTGAGGGAGGAAACGTTCCACGCCTGAGGAGAAGTGGCGCGAACCATCATGCACGTGCACCCTACGCCTGAGCGCGAGGCTTGCGCAAGTCACCTTCGGCGAGACATCAGCCGCGCCTTGGCCTTGCTATGCCCGAGGTTCACCTTGGGTGCGGGGCGATAGCCGGCGGTGACTTCGTCCTTGCGAGTAAGCGCGGGGAATAGTGCAGTTAAACTCCAAATCAAACTGTCGGCCCTGTCAGGTGATCTTGTCCCGATGTACCCGTTTGTTGTAAACGCCTGCAACTGATCTTCCAAGTCCTCGAAGTGTCCTACGTGACTAATTTTTCGCTGTTCATAAAGTGCGGCGATCGGCTCGGCGCGCACCACCTTACCACGGCTCGCCGTCACCTCGATCACTGGGATTGCGAGAGTGGCGCCGGCAATACGGTCGGGAGAGTTCGCTGCTGCCTTGATGACTGCCGCCACCATCGCTCCACCATAGTTCACCTCGGCGACGATCTGGCTGGCCTTGTGCCGGTCGTAAGCCGCCACCGCCACCGCCGCCCAGTCAGCCGGGCCCATCCTGCCGCTCAGGTCCTCGAGCACGTAGGCGCGGCCATCCATGCCCAGCCCGACGACCACGATGCCAGTCTCATCGCTGCGCAGGTCTTCGTCGCCACGCGCTCCGCTCGGGTCCACACCGACCACGATGCGGATCAGTTGCGGAATCTGCCCGTCCATGATGCGGTTCTGGTCGAGCAGTTCCATGGACCATAGTTGGCTGTCTTCCATGTTGGCGAACTGGCCGAGGAAGAAGCGGCGCCGGGCCGCCTCGGGCATCTTCGACAGTTCATCAAGATAGACCGCCGGTAGGTTTTCCTTGTTGTGATCCGGGTTCATCGCGATCGCGGCAAAGTTCTCCGGGTTGGGCAGCGGCGTGCGCCGATCTGGGTCGCGCTTCTCAACAAAGAGTTTGTACGTCCAGTGCGCCATCCCGACCGGGTTCATGTCATAGTACGCCTTGAGCCGCAGCTGGCCGCCTTCCTTCTTCTCGACGGCCTGCGCCAAGCGGCTGATCGCCATCACGCGCGAGGCATACGGGATCTGCGAGCACTCATTGAAAAACAGCGTCGAGTATTCCTGACCGAGCACCTTTTCGACCCGCTCCTTGTCGTCGAGGCCGGCGAACCAGACCTGCGACGAGTTCGGGAACTCGTAGTACCAGTCGGTTTTGTCGAGCTTGCAGTGCGCGTCAACGCCGGGAAAGCAGAGACCCATCATCTTCGGCCATGTGTCGGCGATGATGGACGCCTTGATGTGGTTGAAGCGGAAGCGGAAGATCGCGTGTCTCGAGCCCGGCGCCAGTTGCGCGCGTAGGGCGATGCCGCGGCAGAACCCGAACGTCTTGCCCGAGTTGTGATGCAGGATGCCATTGGCGAAATAGTGCTCGCATCCCGGAACATGGAGGGTGAAGAAGTCCTGATGCGGGGCGGGGTCGATATAGGCCACGCGGCTTGTCTGATAGCCGTGATCGTCTGGACGATCGTGGTCGGCAGATTGCTGGCGGCCCACACACTTCGACGCCGCTCGGGTCGACGACTGCCGGCGAACCGCGATGGCATCGCCCTCCGAGAACTCGTCGGCCTTTTTCCACTCGGCTCCGGTCCAAAACCTATGGTCGCTGGTCACGGTGACTTCGCGCCCGTTCCAGAGGCGAAACCGAAGCATCTCGGCCGCGCCCTTGCGGAACGGCGCCTCTGCCATCTGCCAGCCATGCGAGGTGAGGACGCACGCCGGCTCGCCGGCAGCGGCGAGTTCTCGGATTGTCCTTGCGTGCCCGTCGAGAACCGCGTCCCCGGACAGGCAGCGGCTACCCCCATAGCCCATGATGTGGGTTGCGTCCGACGCCATCAACTGCGCCTGCTGCCCTTGGCGCTGGGTCAGGTGAAAGGTCATTGGCCTCTTCTCTGCACTGGTCTGCCAGGCGACGATACTTGATCGCGCCCATTTCGTCACCGAGTTCGTCGTGCTGGGCTGCTCGGCGCTCGAGGTTGCCGGCCATGTAGAGCAGCGTGGCGGTTGGGATGCTCACCGCAGCACCACAGCAGATCCGATGAGGTAGAGGACATCCAGTACCTACGCATCGGAGGGCTCGCTTGGGATGTGCAGGTTGGGATGCGCGGCCAAAGCGCGCTCGCGGACGGTGCAGTCGCAACTGCCGCGAAACCCACACCTGGGGCACGGGTCAAGCCACGGATACCCCGGCAGATCGCGAAAGATCAGGTGAGCGCGCGTCACCCATATGCCGTGCTCGTCCTTCACTGGCACCTTACCCACGCTCCCCTCCCTTGATAGAGCGGAGAAGGGAGCGACCGGCTTCGGTGATGCGGTAGCCGCCGAATGGCAGCCGTTCAACAAGCCCGCGATGCGCCAAACTGGAGCATGCCGAAGCGCCTTCCCGCCCAGAATTGATGCTTAGGAATGCGCTGGCATGTTCAAGCCATTCCCGCTGGTTCTGCGTCAGACGGTTCGTTCCAGGCTCATACGTCGTGGCGTAGTTGCCCAACGCCTGATCCCATCCGCATTTTTCACAGACGCGGCGCTCGGCCCCATCTGGGGCATCAGCGATCATCACGCGCTCACGCCCACAATGAGTACAGGAGGTGCCATCGTACTCGCCGTGCTCCCACCAATTCTCCCACTCCTCACTCATCTTTGCCTCCGAGGGCGTTGCGGGCGCGCTCATTCGGACACCTCGGCATAGAAGTAGGAGTGCTCGCGAGGGTCGGCCGTGTCAGCGATATATTGCCGAAGGTAGACCTCCTTCACCTCGATTTTCTTGGCCTCCTTGACGTAGCGCCGGATGGCCTCCTTGATATCCTTCTCGTCCAGCGAGAACTTGGTTTTCACTTCTCAACCTCCAATCCAAGGGCCTGTAGGACAGGATCGCCCCCCAACTCCGCTCGCAATGCGTCCTCGCCGTAGATGTGGATGATCTGCGCAACGCTTGGCCTTGCTATCGAGCCGCGAAGCAGGTTGGCGTGAACCGCGTTCGGGTCGCTCAGCTTGGCGATGTCCTCCCGCATCCTTGCCGCGTCGGCTTCGACGGCTTCGACTCTAGCGATGGCGACCAAGAAAGCCTTCGCATCGGCATCATGCGCGGCTCGCGCCTCGTCCCGCTCGGCCTCAGCGGCGCGCTTCTGGCGGTATGCCAGTTGCCAGTTCTCCCAATGGTTTGAACCCATCGCCCATCCACCGCGCGGCGGCACAACAAACTCAGGCGGCATGTCGCGAAGCGTTTCTTCCGTGCGCTGGCACAAGCGGCTGTCGGCGTACTCTGCGCCGTTGTCCATTTCGATCCAGCCACCGTCGCCATCTGGAATGCCTAGAATACCGCTCTCCGCGTGCCACTTGTGATGGTCGCGAAGTACCCTCCTCGCCTCGTCCCTCTCCCTCGCAAGGGAGGAGAGGGCGTCGGCGGCTTCGGCGAGGTACTTGCCGACAACATGCGGACGGTACCCGACCTCCGCATCGCGCAGCCTCGCAATCAGTTCCGCTGTGTCGGTCATGGCCGGTACGCCTGCGCTCGCGTGATCTGCCCGTTTGCCTTTGCCTTGCGTTGGATGCGCTTAATCTCCGCCTGAACCTGCTCAAGCGTCATCTCACCTGCATCCATCTTGGCAATGAGCGCCATGCGCACTTCCATGCTGTCAGCGACGCGCCCGTCTGCCTCAGCTTTCCGCTGGTTAGCTCGCTTTTCCTTCATCGCGAAATAGTCGCCCATCTACTTCCCCTCCATACGGAGGGCGGCAGCGAGCATGGCGCGGTAGCAGGAGGCGACAACCTCTATTTGCTGGGCGTTGATGACCGCTGCGTCCTCTGCCGACATGTCGCTGTCGATGGGCACGCCGCTCTCGCGCGGAGCCTCGTACGGCTCAACCCACCAGCCGAGGTCATCCATGCCAGCGCGCAGCATTTCTGGCGTCGGCTCCACCGGCGCCAGCACATAGCCTGCGGGCGCATCCCGCTCCCCACTAGCGGGGGAGGTGAGGGCGCTGCTCACACCACGAACGCGGTAGGCCAGCAACTGCCTGAGCGCTTGGCGTGCTGGCTCGTGATTGCAGGCGTTGATCCAGATGCGCACTTCGCTGTCCGACAACGCGGTCGGAAACGATGCGTCCACACCCCCACCCTTGGCCGCCTCATAGGCGGTGATGGCGGCGCGCATGGCTCCCATCATCGTATCGCCAAACGGGATGAGTATGTCGGTGACGCTGCCATCCTGGGCTTTGTCGTATCGTGTCACCGGGAGGTACTGTCCATCGCTGAGCCCTATTACCTGACGCCACGCGACCAGCGCCGCCTCGATTGCATCGCTCATGATGTGGGCTCCTTGGGGGTGGGGAGGGCGGGCTTGATGGCAGGGTGAAACTTGATCGCGCTCAGCCGCTCAGCATCGGTGAGGCCGCCGTTCCGTTCGCGCCATGACCAGCGGGTGACAAACTCGATTATGCGATCTTGTTCCCCCACCCTCTTGCGCAGCGCCAGCATGCGGTCGCACATGATGTCGAACACCTCCTGCGCCGTGCGGTTCTCAATGCCGATGATGGGGCGGGTGAGTTCGTCGTCGGATAGCGTGTCCATCAGTCTTCCCTCTTGCTCTGGTCTGCTTTCAGTCTGGAGCGGCGCTCGCGGGCTTTCTGGCGCTGGTACGCCTTGCGATCGAATGTGCCCTTTGGGGCGCGCTTCCGCGGCGTGCCTCGCGTAGTGGTATCGACGGCAGGGGCAATAGGCGCGGGTTCGGCGCCTCGTTTTACTTGCTCCGCTTGCGCGGCTACCCCATCGGCATTTCTGCGCGGGGAGGACGGATTTGAACCGCCGACCTCCCGACCCGTGTCGGGTGCGCTAACCACTGCGCTACTCCCCACATTCCCCGGTTGGGCTCTCGCACCTGCCGTCGATTTCTCTGGCCCCTGCGCTCGCTGAGCCGGCTTATCCTGCGCAGGCGTTACCGCCGACTTGGCGCCTATTTTTGTCATCCACATCCGGCAGTACCTGCCGTATCGCCGCTCCCACCGCTGATAAAGCGCAGGCTTGTCCATCTCGATAAACGAGATGACCATCACCCTCACAACGACCCAATCGGGAGCCAAAAACCACTCTCCGACAACGCGAAATCGGTCCAGTCTGCGATGTATCGAAGCCTCTAGGGCGGCATGGTCTATCCCAGCCGATTCAGTGTCAAGAGACGCAAGCAGCGTGAGCACGTGCGGGTTGCCGGTCTGCAGTGTCGCCATCCGCGCGGCAGGAGTGCCTGTCGTCAAGCCTACTTTGATCCGCCCAGTGTCCGACTTTATCGCGTAGACGCTCATTTCGGATACCACGGCTCGATCTTCAGGATGATCGCAGCGCACGCCAAGCGCACCACAGGGCTTTCGCTCGCCGGCACCCCCTGCGTGCGGTAGCGCGAGATCGTGTCCTCGCTTTTGCCGAGCGCATCAGCAGCCTCGCGGCCGTTAAGGCCAGCGTCGATCTGCCACCGTTTGAAGTCTTTTGCCTGCATCATGCCGAGACATTGGCATATGTCGGATACAATGGCGAGATAAATCCGCAACGTGCGGATGCTTTTCTACCCCAGCGCCGCATCCTCGGGAGAGATGTGCACCACGACGCTGACGCCGCCGAGGTTCAGCTTGTCCTCGGGCTTCAGGAACCCAGCGATTCTGGCCTTGTCCATCGTGGCGGCGCGGGCGTTTCCTGGCTGCTCGATCTCCATCGCGAGTTCGCGGGCTTCGTCGAGTTCCTGGATCAAAGAACCGACGGTTGCATTGCTCTTTTCGATGGCAGCGGCACGCAATTGTTCAATGCGTAGAGCAATATGGGGCAGGTTGAGCAGCCTATACCCTTCTACGCGTTGGGTTTCTGGCTGCGCCTCGCTTGTCGGGTTGTAGGCTGCATAGGCGATGCGAGCGTTGCGGCAGCGAACGTAGGCACGGGCGAATGCTTCTTGTCGCGCGCTAAGGGCGTCGGCCTTGGTGAGTTTCTTGCGTCCCATGAGGCTTACTGCACCGATGGATCTGGAGCAGGCATGGTTTCGCCTGGGGTGTGGATGCGGCCTTCGGCGCCAGCTGCAGCGTAGCGCCAGCCGA